CTTTGAAAACCTTTTTTATTGTAAAGCATCATTTCAATTAAATTATCTAATTATGCTGCTGCATTTCCATGAGTATCAAATCTTTCCCTTTAGTCCATATTCCCTTCTAATTATCTTAAAAGGTAACTTAACATAACATAAGTTACATTATCTGTTGGAAAAAGAGCTCTATTTTTCGCATTTTCGAATTTCATTGCATAACTACCAATTTAAAAAGGTAAACCATGTAATCTTTCTATTATATCACTTTCTTTTATATAGTTTGCTGCTGCTCTTTTATTTAATCTATATTTTTTACCCTCAATTTCTAATCTTGAAGATAAAGCACTACCACTTTTACACCATTCTGCTTATCGCATAAAATAATCATGAAAATTTTCTTCTTTAGTATTTACTAATAATCTACTAGCTAATTAAAATATTTTTTAATCTCTCCTCAAAATGAATGATTCTGGTGTAAAACATTATTTTTAAACATCATAAGCTATTTTTCTTTGTTAAGGTATTGTTCTATTATGTATCTCTTCTTCTAAATCAATACCATAATCTCCTTTACATACCAGATCTTACATATATTGACTTAATGTATATTATCTTGGTGTTAAAAATTCTCCTTTGTAATCATGCCTTGTTCTTCTAACATAAGTATGATATGCTTTTGTTACTTTCATATATTTAGACATTGGCCCTCGGAACAATGAGTGATCAAAAAACCACTTTAAAGTACCTCTGTAAACTGGATTTGCACATACTGCAATGACAATTGAACAAATCGACTATTTTGGCCATCCTTTAGTTTATTTAATTATCCTACATATATACATCATTATTACTTTTGTTTCACTAACACACATCTTTTTTGTCTTGCTACAGAATATCTGAATATATTTAAGTATCAAACCTAAATTTGTCTTAGCATGTAACGAAGCATCCATTGTACCCCATTCATAAGCTTCGTTTATTATTGATAAATCACTTTAACTAGCTTTAAGCTATTACAAATTATTTATTGCTTTCTAAGTATGTTAATCATGATAATCATTAATTCTTATTGGCCTATACAATTCTACTAATACTTATTCATTCAATTCATTTTTCAGCAGATCAGGCTGGTATCTATACTAATCATGTGTTAAACATGTTGGTGAAAATAATCTATACCAATCTGATATTTATTATTTTGTACAATATTATTCACCAAATTTTTCAACTGCACATATCATCTCTAAGCTTGCATATTATTAATCAGGTAATTATCCCATTTTAATGTAATTCAAAGCAAAATCATCAGTTATTGGTTTAAATACTTTGTTAAAAGAATGTTTTAAACCTTACTAGCCTAGTGCTGTTATAAACTGTTACCACCTAATGTCAAGTTAAGCAGCCATCCTAATTTACGGTGTTTATTTATATCCTATTGCTTCCATTAATCTAATTTCTAACTACTATCTATTTACTGCATCATTAGGATTACTAAATACATTCCTCATTATTAAACTTACATCATCAACGTTACCTATCGAGAATTAAATTTATCTTGATAATAATTAATATGGTCTTACTTTTTTAAGTGTCCATACCATTTTTGTAACTGGATCAGGTATACCATCTTTAAGTGTATATCCCCTACCATCATTAAATTCTAAATATGTAGAATGATTATAATCTATGTTCATTTTCCAAATCTATTCTTAACTATAATCAGTCATTTTATGTGATATTTTAAATTTATTAAATGTTGGCTTTTCTTATTTTTAGTATAATACTAATCTTTTCTCTATTGGGTCATATTATTATTATATCTATTAATATTTTACTGGTTAATCATTCTCATTAATTGTTTATTATTATTATTATTATCCAGCATTGCTTGTATCATTACCACCATAATTATATATATTGGTGGCATTAGCAGAAGATCTAAAATCTGTTTTATTAATTGTAGGACCTTATCTCCTCATTATTCTTCTCTAATCTCTTTAATTTTAG